TGATACTGCTACGAGTATTGTTACAGATCCAGTAGGAACAACTACAGATATTATAGGAGATACTATTACAACCGCAGGAGAATCTTTAGAACCTGCAGCAGGAGGTCTAGAAAATATTTTAGGTCAAACTGGTGATGTACTTAACGAAGGATTAACTTCTGGTATAGAAGAACTTGGTGAGTTAGGCCAACCAAACTTAGCACAGTTCGGAACAGGACAAGGAGGAACTTTAGGTGATCTTACAGGAGGTGCGGCTTATTATGGTAATAAACTAAACAATGAAGTAACAGGTTTGTTTGAGTTTATAGGAGAAAAAGGACAGGAACTCACCAACTTCATTCATGGCACTCAAGACCCTACTACTGTAACTATAGATCCAGATGAATCAGCTTACTCTGGAACAACAGCAAATAAAAAAGCTGGAGAGTTAGCTGCAAACAAAGCAAAAGCACAGGCAAGATCATCTTTACGAATTAATGCATGAAAAAGTATACAAAGACTGAAATTAATATTGACTCTGAATATGCTGAAGAAGGCGTAGTTAAAGGAAAGTATACTAAGTATGCATCTGATAGAGAAAACTATCTAAACAGAGGAAGAGAAGCTTCCTTATTTACCATCCCTAGTCTCCTACCTCAACAAGATCATAGAAGTACAACAGAATTTATAACTCCTTTTCAATCTATTGGAGCAGAAGGAGTAAATAATTTAAGCTCCAAACTTCTAATGACCTTGCTTCCACCTAATGCTCCTTTCTTTCGTTTAGTTGTAGACAACGCAGAACTAGAAGCACTACTAGCAGAACAGAGATCCGAAGCTGAAGAATCTTTAGCAAAGATTGAACGCATGGTAATGCAAGAAGTTGAAGTTAGAGGATTAAGAGTTCCTATTTCTGAAGCCCTCAAACAACTTATTGTTACAGGAAATGTTCTTGTATATCTTCCTCCTAAAGAACAGGTAAGAGTTTTTCGTTTGGATCGTTATGTAGTTAAACGTGATGCAATGGGAAATGTATTAGAAATTATAACTAAAGAATCTTTATCTCCTCTATCTTTACCTGAAAGTACTAAAGAACTTCTGACTTATTCTGAATCTGAAGAGACTACAAAGAATCATGACTTGTTTACATGTGTTAAATTCACAGGAAAAAATTGGAAGGTTTACCAAGAATTAAATGGTTTTACAGTTCCAGGATCTGAAGGTACATACACGAAGAATAAATGTCCTTTTCTTGCTTTACGTTTTACTGCAATGGATGGAGAAGATTATGGACGAGGATATGTAGAAGAATACTTAGGAGATCTAAAGTCTCTTGAGTCATTAACTCAGTCTATTGTAGAAGGTTCTGCAGCAGCAGCTAAAGTATTGTTCCTTGTAAGACCTAATGGAACCACAAGAATTAAGACTTTAGCAGAGTCTCCTAACGGAGCTATAGTAACAGGTGATGATACTGATGTATCTTCTCTTCAGCTTGGTAAGTCTCAGGACTTTGCTGTAGCACAACAGACTATACAGATGTTACAGACTAGGCTTTCAAGAGTTTTTCTAATGAATAGTTCTATCCGAAGGGATGCTGAACGTGTTACTGCACAAGAAATTAGAATAGCTCATCAGGAGCTTGAGATAGCATTAGGAGGAGTATATTCAGTTCTCTCACAAGAGTTCCAATTACCTTTAGTTGAACTGTTAATGCACAGGATGGGAAAAGAAAAGAAGATACCTGTGTTACCTGATGAAGGATTAAAACCTCTTATTATTACTGGAGTTGAAGCTCTTGGTAGAGGAGAAGATCTAAATAAATTAGGACAATTTATGCAGAGTCTAGGACCTCTTGGTCCAGAAGCACTACAGGAGTTAAATATTTCAGACTACATCAATAGACTTGCAGGATCACTTGGAATTGATACTGAAGGATTAGTAAAGTCTGAAGAACAGAAGCAACTTGAGAAACAAGAAGCTGAAGCAGCCCAAGCACAGATGGTTAATCAGCAAATGATGGGTAAAATAGCTGAAAAAGCCACTCCAGAAATGGCGAAACAAATGGGAGGAGGAGAAGCACCTCCACCTCAAATGAATAATTAACTTTAAAAGAGGTAGTAAAATGGCAGATACAATTCAACTTAGTACACATGAAGATTCTGTACCTCCTGTAGAAGGAACTAAAGAACACGAAGAATCTATGATACAACTAGCAGAAGAAGCTAGTTCAGTACAACGTGAAGATCAACAACCCTCATGGTTGCCAGATAAATTCAAAAGTCCTGAAGATATGGCACAAGCCTACAAGGATTTAGAAAAGAAATTATCATCAGGAACGGAGTCTGTTGCGAACAGCGATGAGGTTACATCTCCTCCGCAGACTCCTCAACCAACTATCGAAGAAGCAAAAAAGCAACTAGCAGATCAGGGACTTAATTATGATAAGTATGCAAAAGAATTTAATGATACTTCTGGATTATCTCCTGAATCTTATAATGAACTAAAAGAAAAAGGACTTGCTACTGAAGTAGTTGATTCATGGATTCAGGGTCAACAAGCAATAGCAGATAAAATGACTGAAGTAGTACATGCTTCTGTAGGAGGACCAAGTGAATACGCAAATTTATTAGAGTGGGCAAAAACTTCTTTGAGTAAACCAGATCAAGACTCTTTTAATAAAGCAATAGAGAGCGACAATCCGAATGATGGTTTGTTTGCTGTAAAATCTCTTAACGCTCAGTTTAAAATGGAAAACGGAAGTCCACCAAATCTTATACAGGGAACTACAGGTGGTTCAGGATCAGGAAGTTATTCGTCATTAGCGCAAATGTCGGAAGCAATGAGAGATCCTAAATATCTTAGTGACCCTGCTTTTAGGGAAGATGTATCTAGAAAACTAGCAGCTTCTAACCTTATGTAACCCAAGAATACACATTTAGTACAGTTAATGCCCTCTGAGGAGGATAACTTTAATTGTCTATGTAGTAATACGAGGGTTCGTATCAACGTGCTAGTAAAATAGCATATCTACACAATGACAATTAAAGGAAACAAATGGCAGCAACTAATTATGTAGGTCATCGTTCTGGTGAGGTGAACGCCACCGGAAACAGTAGGGCATTATTTCTAAAGCTATATGCTGGTGAAGTAATGACGGCCTTTCAAACAAAAAATATCATGCTGGACTATTGCAGAGTTCGCACCATTAAAAATGGTAAATCTGCACAGTTCATTATGACAGGTAAAAATCGTGCAGCAGCTTACCACACTCCAGGAAATGAACTTGTTCCTGCAGCTCGTGCAAAGCATACTGAGCGACTAGTAACGATTGACGATCTCTTGGTAGCACATCAATTCATTCCAAATATTGATGAAGCGATGCAACACTTTGACATCCGTTCAGTCTATACTGATGAAGCTTCTTATGGTCTTGCAAAAGTAGCCGATAAGAACATTCTTAGAATGGCTATTAAAGCAGCTTTATCTACCGATGCGACTAAGGTTGCAGCTTTGGTTCAAGATAATGTAGCTTGGACTGACGAAGATTTCACAGCTAACGTAGCTTATGCTACTCTTGCCAACTCTATGAAAGCAGATTATTTCTTAGATGGTATAGTTGAAGCAAAGCGGATCTTGGAAATGGCTGGCGCACCTCTAGATGGTATGGTGTGCGTTGTAGCTACTGATCTCTATTACAATATGTTTAAGACAGCAGGAATAAGCAAGGAAACTGGCTTACACATGTTTGATAAAGATATTGGTGGTGGAGCTTCTGTTACAGATGTAAATATTCCAACTATTGCAGGAATCCCAGTAGTACGGACTCCGCATCTTGGAACAGGTAATGCTTCTGGATGGACTAATTCCCTGTGGACATCAGGTGGATCTGGTGCAAACTTAACTGGTACTACTAATGATGCTGCACCACTAGGTAGTGCAGAGTCCAACAGGGCAGCTGTTTATGATCTCCCTGCTACTTACATGAACACCGCACAACAAGTCCGTGCGTTGGTAATGCATAAGGATGCAGTTGCAACTGTTAAACTTTTGGATCTTTCTGTTGAATCTGAGTATCAGATCAATCGACAAGGTACATTACTGGTTGCAAAGTATGCGATGGGTCACAACGTGTTACGACCAGCAATGGCTGTAGCATTGACTGCACCTGTGGCATAGTAACCTCTTTGTGGGGTATGGTTAATCCTCTTGCCGTACCCCATTTTCGTAGAGGAGATATAAGAGTTCTCCATAACTCCTCTACACCCTCACATAAATATCCCCAAATAAAACTATATGGCTGTTACACTTACATCTAAACTAGATGCTATTAATTCAATGCTTATTGGCGTTGGAGAAGCTCCAGTAAACACTTTGAATTCTGGTCTTCAGGAAGCAGAGATAGCCGCCATAACCCTAACTACAGTTTCTCGTGAAGTACAATCTTCAGGATGGACATTCAATACCGATTTAAAAATAACATTAGTAAGAAATACAGCTAACAATATAGTTGTTCCTCTTAATACTCTTCAAGTAGATACATTAGGATTAAAACGTAGGTATGATACTGATGTAGTTCTCCGTAGTGGAAAACTTTATGATCGTACAAAAAATACATTTGAATTTACTGATAATATTGAAGTAGATATTGTCCTCCTTTTTGATTTTGAAGAGCTTCCAGAAGTAGCACGAAGATATATTTCATTAAGAGCAGGAAGAAAGTTCCAAGAAAATACTATTGGTTCTAGCGAGATGACTCAACTTCAATACAAAGATGAACAGAATGCTTTGTTTGCTCTTCGAGATGCCGATTCCCAAGCAGCAGACTTTAATATCTTTGATAACTATGATACTTTCAGAGCGTTAGATAGAGGAACATCTACTCAAACACTTACTGAATCTCAAAGAATTCTATACTCCTAATTATGCCTTTAGTTTCTACTTCTATACCTAATTTGATAAATGGTATTTCTCAGCAGCCTGCTGAAATTAGGATGTCCTCTCAAGCAGAAAGACAAGTTAATGGTTTAGGTTCTGTTGCCAGAGGTTTAGAGAAACGACCTGGAACTGAACATAGAGCAAGAGTATCTACCACAGGAGAAACAGATTTATTTATCCATAGTATACGAAGAGATAGAAATGAAGAATACACAACAATTCTTAGCAGGACTTCTGGAGGATCAAAAACTTTAACAGCATACGATAAAAATGGTGTGGAAGTACCAGTATTACATGATACTGTTAGTGATGCCTCAGTATCCACGATTGTTGATGGATCACATGCTTCAGTTGTTGGTAATGGAGATCTAGGATACCTTGAAACCGGAACTACTGCAGGAGGAGTTAAAGATAACATAGTTGCAACTACAGTAGCCGATACTACATTTATAATTAATAAAACTGTTAAGGTAGAAAAAGCAAATGCAGCTGGAGAAGCTTCAGGAGAAAATGAAGAAGGTGTGAATTATACCTTTACTGCTGCAACAACAGATGTAATTACTACAAGCGCAACTCATGGGCTAGTTAATGATGATATTGTAGTTCTTACAACAACAGGGACTCTTCCTGCTGGATTAGCTTTATCTACAAATTACTATGTACTTACAACTCCTGCTGTTAATACACTAACCCTATCTGCTACTGCGGATGGTTCCGCAATAGATATTACAGGTACAGGATCAGGCGTACACACGCTCACCTCAGTAGGAGGATGGATTTCTTCTGTTGGTTTTACATCTCGTGGAGGATCAGAAGATCTAACTGCAACTTATCCTTACGAAGGAATAATTTATGTAAAGACAGGTGATTATTCTAGTAAGTATGTAGTATCTATAGCCACTATAGCTGCACCAACTACCTTTTTTAAAACTGGATTTCAGACTCCATCTTCTAATGCTGGAGTGAATCAGGCGTATACTGCAACTCCCAGAATTGCTAAGATTATAAAAACTGGAGCTACACAAGTAGGAGGAACAGTAAATGCTCATGGATGGGATTCTTTTGATTCTACTGCTCCTGTAGAAGGTTTTGGTGGTTGGTTCCCAACTGCAAATAGAGATGAGAGTGGAAAAGTTAGTGGAAATGCAGGATACGAAGGAGATACTTACTATGCTAGTTTGGATGCTTTATGCGCAGCAAACACTAACTTTGCAGTTTCTGCAGATGCAAGTTCAAGTGTAATCAAAGTTCTATCTAAAGTACCATTTACAATTAAGTGTTCAGATTCTAGTGGAGGAAATGATTTAGTAGGCTTCACCACTTCTGTCAGGAGTTTTTCTGAACTTCCTGGAGTAGGAGTTCCTGATAAGTATATAGTAGAAATTGTTGGTAATGCAGATGCAACTCAGGATAACTTTTATGTTAGATATGATACAGAAAAGAAAACATGGAATGAATCTATTGGTCCTTCATTAACTACAGGATTAAATATTCTTACGATGCCACATAGGTTAGTACGGCTATTTGATTCCCAAACTCCAGCAAATATATATTTTCTTTATGAACCTGTAAAAGAAGTTCCAACAGGATTGTCTTCTCCTAGATATGGATGGACAAGTCGAAAGTCAGGTAACGATACTACTAATCCTTTTCCTACATTTGTAGGAGGAAAAATAAATGACATTTGTTTTCATAAGAATCGCTTTGGAATATTGAGTGATGAGAATATAATCTTCTCAACTGCAGGAAACTATTACAATTTCTTTCCTATTTCTGTAATGACTTCATTAGCTACTAATCCTATAGATATCTCAGTATCAAATAATGAAGTCTCTATACTTAAACATGCTGCAGCCTTTGACCAAAGTTTACTTCTCTTCTCAGACTTTCAACAGTTTAGTTTAAATAGTGAAGGAACTACTTTTTCTCCTTCTTCTGTTTCTGTAGATGTAGTGACTCAGTTTGAATCTACTTCTAAAGCTCCTCCTGTTTCTTCTGGTAAGTTTGTTTATTTTCCTTTTAAACGTGGAGAGTATTCAGGAGTAAGAGAGTATTTTGTAGATCTAGGAGCTTCTGATTCAAATGATGCTACAGATATTACTGCTCATGTACCACAGTATATAAAAGGTAATATTACTAAAATGATCGTAAGTTCTACTGATCAGATTATTGCAGTCTTATCAGATGATGATCTTAAAAGAGTTTATATTTATAAACAATTTTGGGATGGTCAGAAAAAGCTTCAGAACTCTTGGAGTCATTGGGAGTTTGATGGAGACATCCTGAATTGTGCATTCTTAGGATCAACTTTGCAACTTATTACAAAGAGATTAAATACTGATGGTTCTATAGATGGTATTTACCTAGAAGATTTAAACCTAAGTTTAGATTCTGCGGAAGCAGTAATGGAAGATGAGACTTCAGTACTTTTGGATAGGAGAATAAAGCTTACTTATAACCAAACTGTAGCTTCTAATCTTCCTTATCATGGTAATATTCCTAACAACATGGTATATGTTACGGACAATGCAAGGAAACTTACTACAGTAGCACAGGTAAATGAATACTTAGCAGATAGCACAAACACTCCTACTGCAGATATAGCTGTCTACGCAGGAATTCCATACACCTTTGAATATGAGTTCTCAAGGTTTATTCATAAAGAGAACGATCTTCCTGTACAGACAGCAAAGCTTCAGATAAGAAATATTAACCTACTCTATAACAAAACTGGTTTCTTTAATGTAAAA